ATTTCCTCATGAATCTTGGTGAATTCTTTATGCAAATCCTCCAACCTTTCCTTATTGGAGAGGGATTTAGCGAGTTTGTCTGCCATGGTCTTATTTATGTACCTCTATCTTATCTTTAAATATAATGCAATTATCAATTTATTAGAAAGCGATTAATCGCTTTCTAATAAAGAGGGTGAGACGTAAGTCGAGTTCAATTTATAATTATATCAATTTATTATTAATAGAGTATACTCTATTAATAATAAATTAGGTGAGACGTAAGTCGAGATCAATTAATTGATATAATTATAAAGGGGGCATATTTCCAGAGGAAATGTGTTCAATTTATTATTAATAGAGTAAACTCTATTAATAATAAATTAGGTGAGACGTAAGTCGAGTTCAATTAATTGATATAATAATAAATTAGGTGAGACGTAAGTCGAGTTCAATTAATTGATATAATTATAAAGGGGGTAAAAGAAAAAATATATATTATATATAAACAGACAATGCCTCAAATAATTTTAGAATCAGGTGCTATTATATTAATAGGAAAAAATGCTAAATCTAATGATAGGATAACTTTTATATCAGAACAAGATGATTTATGGTTTCATGCAAATGATTATACAGGTAGTCATGTTGTACTACATAATACTTCTAAAATTTTTATTTTAAAAGATATACAACAGGCTGCCAATGAAGCCGCTTATCATTCTAAAGGTAAAACATTAAAAGTAGTTGATATTATGATGACACAAATAAAGAATATAAGAAAAGAAAGAGGTTGTAGTATTGGTGAAGTAATAGTAGATGAATTTAATTTAATAAAGGGATATCCTAATGCTAGTAATTATAATAAAAAAGTTTAGTATTATAAGTATTATAAGTAAATAAAGAAACTTGACACACTTAAAGCGGCGTAAACTTCCAACCACACACGTGGTTAAAGTTGTTGACATCATCGTGAATAAACTCGCTTGGGGGGCAGTTGTTAACGTTAAAGTCTTTGTCGTGATAGAACTTGACCATCATCTTCTTGGACTCTGCGTACTTCTTAGCGTTAGAGTACGACTGGAGCTCGTATCCATTGCTGCGCTCCATAATGAAGAGCTTGTCCAGGTAAATGCAGTGGATCCTATCGTTGTTATCTTTGTACATAATAGTGTTAGTGTGTGCCTTGGAGGTAAAGGTAGCAAAACCATACTCACCAACTACGGCATTATCACACGTCTCCTTCATGAACTTGTCAAAGCACTTGTTAATGACCTTAAACACCGTAGAGAGAACACCAACTTCGTGATGCTTGTCCCAAGACCTGATCTGGCTGTAGTCCTCCGCGTTCAGGAACCCGAGGAACGTGTAGTTCATAAACAGGTGGTACGAGTCAAACAAGCTTACCAGCCCATCGATGATATCGGTAATAAAGCTGTCCTCGATGGTAGTCTGTATGTTAGACCTGAGGCGCTTGTTATCATCATCAGCATCGACATCATCCGCCCAGTTCCCTGACGGGACAGACACGAGGTTAGACTGCGTCGGAGTAATCGGCATAGTAACCGAAGCGTAGGTCCTGGAAGGAATCACGTTCTCGGTGACGGAAGTCTTAATCTGCGCCATGGACTTGTAGGAACGCATCATATCGTTAGCCTCCATGATTATGTTAGACATATCCAGATCAATCTTATCCAAAAACGTCTTCATAGCAACGTCATCCAAAAAGATCTTCGTCTTGGTTTCGTAGCTCTGGAAATCCAACTTGTGCTTGCGGACGACCTCGGTCATCTTCTCCATGATCTTCTCGTAGTCGGTAAAGCGAGTCATCACCTTCGTGTTACCAGCATCAATCTTCTTCAAAAACTCATTAACAAGTTCCTGCTTCTGCTCCTGCTCCTGCTCGTGAGACGCGACAATGGCGGACATAGTTGCCATTTTGTAGTAAATGGCAGCAAATAGCAGCAAACAGCAACGATCAATAAACAGCTGCTAGCCGGTAGAGCTGATATATGGGTTACCTATATACCTACGACCAAATAGTTTTTTTTATCAATTTTTTAGTTAATCAACTTGATTGATTAAATGATATAAAAAAGGGGAAAATTGATAAATAACTTTATTTCAAATTATGAATATCATAACCTACATCATGACCTTCTATTATGGAAATAATAAGGTATATCCCTATGCTGATAATATAAAAGACTTGTATAATAATGGTCTATCATATAATGAGATCGAAGTTAAATACATATATGAAGCAACTGATTATTTAGAATGTTATGCTAGAAAACATAATATTCAACTCTATCAAAAATGTTATTTTGGTTATGTTATAAATATAGATGAATTTGTCTTAGCATATATATGTTTAGCTCCTGAGTTTAGTAATAATGATGATCCTATGCCAGATTGTATAATATTTTATTACAAGATACAATTAGAAGATATACAAATATCTCAAGTTAAAGTGTTTAAATCAATGCATTTTTATGCTCATCAATATATAAACAATATACCATCAATTTATTCAGATCTTTTTTACCATCATGCTACTAATCTTGTTTCTTTTGAACATGATTACATAATCCCTATGTGAAAAGATACTGTATAATAAGATATATTTATATAAACACATGCATTTAAAATGGTTTTTTTAAATAATATCCATTTATATGTTTTGAAGCATAACAGTTTAATAAATAGTGTCCTAATCTTCCACAACGATAACATATACCATTTGATTTTAAATTATTAGGCTTTATAATTTTTGATCTACATGATTTTTCATGTACAATTGCACTAAACTCTTTAGTAAATTTTTTATCACAATATTTACACCCCCAATTATACTCTGCTTCATATTTTATTATATTTTCAAAAACATCTGTTTTAGCATAACAATCTTTAATAAAATGTCCAAATCTTCCACAATTAGTACATAAGTCTTTGGCGGACCAAATTTCCATTTTTAAAGCATCAATATGGAACTTACTTAATTCTATTTCAACATAAGATCCTCCACGAACTTTATCTATACCATATTTTGACATGTATTCTTTAGTAATTTTATCTTCTTCAAATGGAGATACATTTGTAATTGTTTTTTCTAAAGATATTGGCTTGTATTTTCGAGTCCATGCAGATCCATTTCCATTTATATGTTCTTGATATCTAAATAAAACATTATTACTTCTACCAATATAATACCTTTCTTCTTCAAGAAGAAGAATATAAATATTAGTCATTATATTTAATATACAAGTATCGTTATTTTTAAATATAAAATATATTCAATTTTTATCCCTATGCTACTAATCTTGTTTCTTTTGAACATGATTACATAATCCCTATGTGAAAAGATACTGTATAATAAGAGATTGTACATGATATATTTTTACTGAGTATAACACGACACGGTTTACCAATTTTTAATTTATCTATATAATTAAGTAGTGATTTGCCACTAATAGGATAATTTGGATACATTCGTCTAAAGTATTTCTCCCAAAATACTACTGTTGTAACATAGTATAATTTAATATCAATTGTTAATGTATTATTTTCAGTTGACTTGATATATCCATTTACTACCTCATCAATAATTTTATTACTATCTGTAAGAACTTGTGATAATGAAAATAAATTTGTAACTAATAAAGGATTCCACTCATATAATACTGGTTTAATATTATCACGAATCTTTCCACGTTGACTCCATGATGGTGTACTATCATGTAAATATGGTATTCCAACATTACGTGCAAATTTATATATACTCTCCTTATCAATATTTAAAAAAGTACGTATAAAATGGATACCATCAATCATTGAATTTTTATTCATTCCTAATAAGTTTTCATATTTAGTATTATTACATACATTGGTAAGAATATTTTCCAAACAATCATCTTTATTATGACCTAATATAACATTCACATATTCTCCACCAACACTTTTGTAACAATTATACCTTACATTTTTAGTATATGTCTCATATAGTTCCCTAAATCCAAATCGCATACATTGTTCTCTTTGTATCTCCGTTATTCTACGAACATATAATGGAATTTCCATATTCTGACACCATGTTCTTACAAAAGTTTCCTCCAAATTACTCCTATTACAATAATTAATATGAACTGCAACAAAATTATATCCTAAAAACTTTAATATATAAGCACATACCATACTATCAACTCCACCTGATAATGATATAATATATTTATCTGATAATGATAAACATTCAATAGCATTAATTAAGGTTTCATCATGGTTACCATATTTATTTAATACATCAGGTGCATACTCTAAAATATCATAAAAATTTTCAATATTCCATTTATATTCTTTAGATATCTCGTGCAAATTAATCAAATTAGAATCAAATTTATAACGTTGAAATGTAGCCTTGAAAAATTGACGTAATAAAGGATCATTATCATATTCTAATCTTTTAATTGTTTCCTTAGCAACATATTGTATATTATCAAGTTTATTACTATGTCTAAATGGTAGAAAAACAAAACAAAATTCATTTGTTTGTAAATCATCATATGTATTTATAACATACTTTGAATAATGAATGGCTAAATCAATATATGGTAATATAATTTCATCATTCCCTCTAAAAAAATGTCTGACTAATTGATCATATAATAATATCATACCAATATATTCCTTTTTACATGATGGTTTTAACACTTCTTTAAGAAGATGATAATATGTACTCTTCAAATACTCATCTATGTCTGTATTATTGAACCACCAATTAGGATTAGTAAACCACTCATTATATAATTTATCTAATATCATTTTTTTATTATCATATATACATCGTCATTCATTTAAATATTAATAAATTTAAATATCCCTCATTCATTGGATCTATTATAGATATATCACTCAATGACATATCACATTCTTGATTAATTATTATCATTTCACCTGCTATTATTTCCCTATAAAAATCTAATAATGGAACTGATAATAATCCACCTTTAATATTTTCACGTCCCATACACATAATACCTTTACATGATGTCATTGAAACAAACTGATTTTCAATAACACGTATTAATTGTACTTTAGTAGTCTGATTTACATTATCTAAATAATGATGTATAGTACGTAACATCATATTTTCAGCCATAGGACTAGAAAATGGTTTGTAAGAAGAATCTTCACATATAATTTTACCATTATCATTAAATTTACATGTAATAGATGGACTAGTTCTTCCATACCTAATGAAGTCAGGACGAAGAGTATGAATATTAACTTTTGAGGTCATATCATAAACAGATACATTACCTTGGACTCTTAATAACATATTAAATATTATTATATTTTAAACCTTGTAAAATTCTATTTATGTAAATATATAAAATATTGATTAATCTTAAACTTAGAATCAAATATGATTAATACAAAACAATGCCAAATTGGTGCTTTAATTACTTGAATATTAAAGGAAAAAACATATATATAATGGAGTTTATTCAAGATCATAATATAGATAATCTAAATTATGAAAATTATGAAAATTTTAAATTTGAAACAATTGAGCCATATCCAAATGATACATGGGATTACGAATGGTGTTATGAAAACTGGGGTACTAAATGGAATCCGATAACAACTAGTATAGAAATTTCCAAACATGATATTATTATTAATATGGATACTGCATGGTGTCCACCTATAAAATGGCTTGAAAAAGCTTCAATTAAATATCCTTCTTTAGAATTTTCAATGGATTCTATAGAATGTAGTGGTGATTTTAGAGGTAATTATATTATTCAAAATGGAAATTATAGTTTATTTTTAGAAGGTTCTTATGTTGATTATTTAATGGATACACTTAGTCTTAAAAAAAATATGTCATTAATTATACGAGAAATTATTAACATTAATATCTTGTATAAAACAGATATTAAAAAGGCTTTAAATATAACATCAATTGTGATAAATAGAATGGATATGATATTACATCCGCATGAATATCTACAACATGGTTTAAGAGATTATATAGAGGTTGAATATGAAATTGATGAATCATTATGGTTATGTGTTGAACAAATGTTTATGCATATTACAAATTGTATGTTTGTACAAGGTGAAAATATAGAGGTAGAGGCAGTAAAGGACTATATGATGTATAAAGTATCAAAGTATATTAATAACATGATAAATAAATGTCATTATATCATGAAACATTATAAAAGTTATAAACTAAGAAAGACAGTAAAAATCATATCAAAAAAAGCTATCTTACATAGAGAATTAGTGCATTTCGCACTTCAACCACCTTCAAATACTCCCTTATTAAAAAATGGAGGATATCTCTATCAAGAGTCTATGAAAAACTTTTCTTGTATAATGTAATGTTATTACTATTGTTTTTGATTGCTTTTATAGTCATCACTATAATATATAAAAACCAAGAATTATTCTTTTTTAATCAAGCAACTAGACGTAATTTTAGATTGGCTGACTTGAGAGGTGAACCAAATTTAATTTATGATAATAATGAACCTATTGGTTATTTATATAGTCCTGATATGTATACTGTAACTGGTGACTTAATTAAAGTATCTGATAGATCGTTCATATATTGATAAACATATATTTGATAATGTTTATATATAAATGTGACTTGGAAATGTATCATCCTCATTCTTACCTTTAAATTTTACATAAGAATCAAAACCTTTTTCGATATCTTCGATATTAAGTTGTTTACGATATTTAGGATGAATGGTTAAAGCACGATATGCATGAGCAATTTTTATATTAAATAAAAGAGTTTCGATATCACCACCATAAAATGGAAAAGAATCATAATGTTGCTTCATGAAGTTTTCTATTTCAGTAATATCCATATTTTTATCAATACTCCATTTTAATTCATCTACCATTGTCAAAAATATTTGTGTTAACTCCTTTGCATCATATTTATCAATGTCATATCTAAATGGAAAGCGTCTCTTAAGACCTTCATTCTGTGAAAAAAAACATTTGTCTAATGCATCTGGATAACCTGCAATAATGCAAATAAAATTATTCTTATTCTCTGATAAATTCTGATTTAATGTATCTATACACTCCTTCGCATAAGAATCCTTTTTATCATTATTTGAACTACCTAATGAATATGCTTCATCAATAAATAAAACACCACCTTGACATTCATCTATTACTTTTTGAGTTTTGACTGCAGTATGACCTAAATATTCTCCTATTAAATCAGATCGTCTAGCTATTTTAAATACAAATTTTTCATTAGATGTATTTTTTTTAGGAGAACCTTGAATGATACCCATATGAAAATAAATTTCAGCGATAATTTTACCTAGAACAGTTTTACCTACACCGGGTGAACCAGTAATAACAGTATGTAACATATTATCATTCTCTTCAATTCCCGATAAAAAGTATACTATTTGATCAACAATATTTTGTTTCACGTTTTTCATTCCAATCATTTTATCTAACTTTTCAAGAGTATTAACTAGATTACATAATCGTTGTAAATCAAATGGATATTCATGACCTTCTTTATAGTTTTTACCTAATGTAATAAGATCCTTTAATGAAGAAATCTTCGTGTCTAAACATTTATATTCTTTATTAATGTCAACAAGAAATGATTTCTTTTTAGTAATTTCCTGTTCATTGGTTTTTTCCTTAATACCAGCTAATTCCATTATAAACTTTATAGGATCAAAAATATTAGGATTTTCTAATACTGATTGTTTCTTGGTACCATTAAACATAGGCACTTTTAATGAATTAAAAGGAACAATAGAAAATGTTACTTCTTGTTTCTGCTGTTGCTGTTCTGATTGAAGTTGTGATAAACGCATAAGTTCAGAAGGAAAAAATGGGAAGTTTTTAATGTCACCATTCACATTTTTAACAGGTTTAATATAATTATGTTTATGAAGATTGTAATAGTCATTAAAAGTTTTACCAAAGAATTGGCGAGGATTTTGTTCCATATTTTTACTATCCTATCTTTATAAACTATGGGTTTAAATATTTTTTTATAAGTTTATAATGGTTTAAAAACAATTTAGGTATTAATAAATTAAACATGACTAAATTTGTTATATTCGATGATATCCATTTTATGGGTGTTTTTGATACTAGAATTGACGTTGAAAAACATATTAGTACCCTATCTGAGTTTTGTGAAAGATATGGAGGTAAGGTAAATACACATAATATCAAAGTATGTGAGTATAATATGCACTTATTAAAGAAACAATATACAATATCTCCTACTTTCACTTTGATAAAACAATCCATTAAAAAACATGAGTTTAATCATGAAAAAGTACCTGATAATAATAATCAAGAATCTGATATAGGTCTATTTATACCACTGGAAACTATTCCACCACCTAATGAAAATACACCTCAAGATACTCTTATACAGTTACAAAATAAGATAAATGAATTAGAAGAGATAAAAAAAAAAGAAAATGAAAATATTATCGATAATAAAGAAACTAAATTACAGGAATATTTAGAAGAAAAGGCTAAATTAGATAATCTTAAACAAGAACTAAAAAGAGATCAAGAAAAATGGCAAGAAATAGAGAAGAAATTTGAAGCAGATAAGAAATTATATTTTATATTTAAGGAAGAGATATCGAACGAACAAAGAAATGAAGATAATATACCGATACTTTTTAAAGACACATATCCTATCTTTAAACAGCTAGATGATGAAAAAAAATTAAATAATGATGAAGAAATCAAAAGTTATCTAGAATTAACTAAATATTATAAAAATACTGTGTTTATGACTTCAGAATTTGATGACCTATTTGTTAATAATTAATTATTTATGATTATAACTTCCAAATCGATAGAAATCTTTAACATTATACTTACTTTTACCTAAATAAAGCATAAAACTAGATAACTCTTGATACATATGATTAATAACATAATTAATAGTTTCCAAGCCCTTCTTAAGCTCAGTCTCAATCACAACTTTAGTTTGGTTTAAATGAATATTTCGTTTTAAATATTCTAGTAAATTATCAATATCACTGACAATCTTATTATGGACATAATGATCATTAATACAACATTTAGTTTTCTTTTGAAATAAAAATCCATAATGAGACTGACAATCACTTTTCTTATTACAAAATTTGTATGAACTACGCATAAGATTATTATATTTAGTGCGATTAATAGGTTGATGAATTGATAGTGCAAGATGTTCAGAAGACTTTGATATCCAAATAAAATAAGGTTCGTAATCAGATATAGAATTTAAACGATTAATCTTAAATAGTTTTAATAAATAATTAACTAATTTTAGTTGATATTCAATAAGTTGTAAGGGATCGCATTTTGTAAAATCAATAGAAAGTATAGTATTATCTATAGCTTCTTTTGACTGTATGATGTCATCATTTAATATACTAAAACTATCACTAGAAGTATCCTTAGATATTATAGACATAGGATTTATAAAAGATTTAATATGTTCAATCTCCGAAATGATAATTGTCTGATTCCAATCATCGTTCATATCTTTCCACTGCATGGTAATATAAAAATATAGTTTATATTCTTTATGTATAATCAATGAATGCCACTGAAATAATTGTATCTCGATTACTAAAAGAAGAACCTTTTAAAAGTACCCTTATGGATTATACTCTATTAACTTCTGATAACTTTAACTTGCTTCAAAAAGGTATGCATATTAAATATATTACTTTGGATGAAGAACTAAAAAATGCAGGTACGTATTTAGGATTAGATAAACCTGAAAAATTATGTAAATGTCATTTAAGAATAATGGGAGCAATAGTATATAAGCTTCGTTTTTCGAAAAACTTTATATTTTTTAAAGAGAAGCAGTTTGATTTTAGGGATTTCATGAGACGGATAGCCAGTGGAGAAGTTAAAATAAGCATAAAAAAAAGTGGATAGTATATAATAAGAATGATAGCACAAAAAACTGTTCGTCTTTCAAATGATGGATATCAACGACCTAAAAACACTATGCAAGAAAGATTGTCAGAAGCTGAAATACAAGAAAAATTAGAAGATTATGTTGAAGTTGAAGAAATTTCTAAAGTACCACTCAATAGTCATATTAGATACTTTATAACCGATGTTGATCAAAAAACTGGTGAGAAAAAAAGAAAGTTTAGAATGGGTGGTATACTTACTAACAAAGATCATGCTGATAAATTTATAATTTTATCTAATGGCAAGGTTAGTTGGTCTGTACAAGTTAATAAAGCTACTTTTTATAAAAAACTAACTTTACAAGAAATAAAAGACGGACATCAAGAAGTAGTCGCTCAATATAAAGAAAAAATTAGAGAACAACGTCGAGAAATACATAAATTAAAAGATGAGGTTGAACAATTAAAAAAAATCTTAAAAAAGAAATAAAATATTATTCATAATTTTTTAAATATTGATTAACAATTCGTCCTAAAAAATCCAAATCTTTAATCATTTTTTTGATAAGTATTTTTGAATATAATTCTTCAATTATAGCAATTTCATGGTAATCAAGATTAAAAAAATCATATAAATAAGAATCAGTAAATACATGATCAAATGGTAATAATGGAATCCATTTACATGTATCTGGACTAATATGTTGGGAAAACTTTCGAATTCCCATCATAAAATTTATTATTTTGGTATTTAAATAAGATAATAATGATACTGATTCCTTAAAAGTATCAACCTCAAATACTATAAAAGATTGATTACATACATCTTCTGGACCTGCTATAAAACTTCTACCAAAATAATTCCAATAACCATTCGCTTCTACTGTCATAACTTTCCATTTAGAATAATCTTTGATTAACAAATCTTCATGTTTAACATATTTGAAAATATGATTATCATTATTACGTTCACTTACATAACATATACGTGAGCCTACTGAATATACATTAGAAAGTCTATTATCATTAGATCGTATACCTGAATAATTTTGTCCCATACATATATCACCAATACTATAATCCATTTTCATAAGAACCTTATCGACTATAGATTGATACTTGGGTTCAACTATTATATCATATTTATTTATGTTACATATATAGGAATTAAAGGAACAATATCCATAATAAGAACTATCTTTATAAATAATACTAATACCACCCATTATTTTAGGATAACGAGGAAAAATTATAGTAGAATTTTCACAATGATTAATTAAACGAATATCCATACGAGATAACATTGATTTTCTAAATGTAGATAAACCCTTGCCTGCTCCAAACCATCTTGATGGTGTTATAAATAACATTACTTTACAACTATCAATGAAACGTTCCATAAATTGATTATACATCGGTTTAGTACTACCACGATTACCATTTATTTCTTGATATGGAGGATTTCCAAATACTACCCCAAATTCTATTAATCCCCATTGTTTATATGTATCTAATTGCATAGTATCACCAATATAAATATTAGCATTTTTACCAAAAATACGTCTACATATATTAGCATTTTTTGCATTTATTTCACTCATATATAACATTTTATTGATAATATGATGATGTCTTTTATTACTATTAGGTATTACTACTGATAAACTATCCATTAAACGAAAATAAACTGGGACTATAAAGTTCCCTATACCAACTGCAGGTTCAAACCAGGTTTGTGAGGAATCTAACCAAATGTCTACCGGTAATAAATTTAATGTATTTTCAACAACATTTAATGGTGTAAATACCTCACCATATTTACGTTCACCTATTTTATTAGCTTCATTTTTCTCCTTTAATAATTTATATATTTGTTCTTTATTCAACATATCTTATAATAAAACTAACTATTATAAGAGATTATAAATCAACGAATAATTTTGATCATATCTACATAAGAAATTAACCTGGGACGACAACAATAACGATTCTTTAATCCAAAACTATCAACTAGCTCCATCTGCTTCTTATCCTTATCTGAATCACTTAATTTATCATTCTCATTTATTTGTAATAGTTTATACTCATACTCCAATTGTATCTCCCCAAGAAGTAATCCACATGTAGGACATTTCATGTACAACATTGAAGTTTAATCTATCTTATATATTAGATATATTTTTATATATGTTTACTTTATCAATTTATAATAATATAAACTTTGTTGATATTATTATAAATTAGGTGAGACTTTAGACGAGTTCAATTTATAATTTATAATTAGGTGAGTCTATAAATTATAAAGGGGGTATATTTTCAAAGAAAATGTGTTAAATTTATTAATCGCTTTTTAATAAATTAGGTGAGTCTTTAGACGAGTTCAATTTATAATTTATAGAGTTAACTCTATAAATTATAAAGGGGGTATATTTTCAAAGGAAATGTGTTAAATTTATTAAGCATAAAAACGATAAGTATTAAAGTCACTATGAATATCATTTGTTCTAGGTGCTAATTTTTCTAGATAAGTCATATTACGTTTATGTGAATCTACTAGACTCAAAGGTAAAGTATGAATAAAATCATGAAAGACATTTAACAAATCTGTAGAATCACCTATCTCTTCATATCGTAGTATTTCCTCCTTTAATAAATTATATTGTTGGGGATTATATTTTTCATAATATTGAATATCATTAATAAATATATTAAATGGATTGGTTTCTTTAATATTAATTACTGAATGTTGGTAATAAACAAATATACATCCTAATACAAAAGGAAAGAAATAACGAATAGATATATTAAAACGATATACAATAGCAAATAATAGTATGTAGACAATGAAAGCATTAAAATACTGTATACTCATATGTTACTCTTAAATATGATTTTTTTTATATTGAAATAGTAATGGATAAAAAGATAATTTATGGTATTATTACAGTAAGTATATTAGGATTAATCATTTTATGGTTTATTATTCCTAAACTTTTTAATGTTATTAAAACGTCATTTAATAATATTTTTTCTAATAGTATTACTGTTAATCCAAAAGATGTTATGACTGATGGTAAATTTGATGTTACAAAATTTAATTCTATGTATGTTGAAATTAAAAAGAAAAAACAAGATGCTGCTAAGAAAAAAGCTCAAGAAAGATTAACTAAATTACAGGAACTAAATAAAGAAGATAACACTATAAAAATATTGGATATGAAAGTATATGATATGATGATAGATTATGGAGCAAATATATATGGGATAACTTTAGATGTTATTAATGGAGAGCCATGGTATAAAAATAATAGAGTATTATATCTTGGTTGGACATTAGTATTAATTAGCCTTGTGTATTTCTTATTAAATAATATATAGTGGAATATTAAATGGCACAAGTATCTGATACAAGTAATAATGGAATTGATTACAATATGCTACAAATGATAGACATATTAAGAAGTGACTGTATTGATTTACAATTATCTGAAATTAGAACTGTTGATGTTATTTATTCGCAATTACGAATGCAGTATGATATTAGTATTAACCATATAATAGATAATATTTTAATGTATTATGAAATTGAAGCTATTGATGGTTATCAAGATATTGAAAGATATTTAAATGGTATTGCTAATTTTGCGACTATCAATCCAATCAATATAATATATAATAATGATATTAATTATGATGCTGATAATGATGACGATGATGATGACGATGATGAAAATATAGAAGAAGAACATGATATATTTGATGATATTGATGATATTATCCTAGAAAATGGTAATCATAATATTAGATTTACACGAATTATTGTTAATGCTGTTAGAAATTTATCTGGTACTAATCCTCCAGCATCTAATAATATTTCATCTCCAGTACGTGAAAATCGCTTTGAAGACGTAAAAGTTATCCTTCAAAAGAAAGAATTAGAAAAATTCCCTGCTACTAAATATGAAACACTATCTAATGATATTAAAATAGTATGTACTAAATGTACTGTTTGTTTGGATGATTATGATGATAATTCATACGTTCGTCAAATGGAATGTAATCATATTTTTCATAAAAAATGTATTGATAAGTGGCTATTAGAATATAACTATAAATGTCCTATGTGTAGATCTGAATGTGGTAGCTATGAACCTAAATTATAATAATTGATCTCGCCTTACGTCTCACCCTCTTATTATAAAATCAAGTTTACTTGATTTTATAATAATTGATCTCGCCTTACGTCTCGCCCCCTTATTAATTTATCAACTTGTTGATAAATTAATAATTGAAAAAAAAAGCAATATAAAGCTAACAACTATAAAATAATAAAGGAACCATGGAGATGCTAAACCAAACTAATTATATTAAAGTTATTAAGCAAGCAGTTGGTAGGAAAAAGTTTAGATGTGCTAGCAGAGATGAATTATATGAAATAATTAAGACAGAAATTGAAACTAAACAAAATATCAAAGTAGTTCCAATATTTCTAAATAATATTCTAGATCAGATTTGTCAACAAATTATTGAGGTAAATATATCAAATGACATTAAATGGATACCTAATTTTAAAACAGTAGAAAAAAGAGATGAATTTTATGATGAATTAGTAAAAGAAATAGAGGTACCAGAAGAATATAAACCTATGTGGAATCAATATAATTATTTGTTAAACATTCCCCAGCCTGCTCAAAGAACAAAAGAATGGTTTGAATTAAGGAATGGTATGATAACAGCTAGTAGTTCAGCCCAAGCAATTGGTGAAAGTAAATATGATAAACCAGATAAACTAGTATTAGAAAAGATAGGTATGGGTGAAAAGTTTAGAGAGAATATGTATGTTCATCATGGAAAGAAATATGAGAAGATTGCAACAATGCTATATGAAAATATATATAATGTAAAAATTGGGGAATTTGGACTAATTCCTCATAAAACTATAAATTTTCTAGGGGCAAGTCCTGATGGTATTGCTATGAATACAACACTTGATGGACAGTTTTCACCACTAGTTGGTAGAATGTTGGAAATTAAGTGTCCTATGACTCGTGAAATTAAGACTGAAGGTAAGGAAGATGATGGTATTTGCCCACATTATTATTGGACACAGGTACAACAGCAATTAGAGTGTTGTGATTTAGATAGTTGTGACTTTTGGCAATGTAATATTAAGGAGTGTAATATAGATGATTGGAAACAAGATGTCGTAACAGTCCATACTGAAGGACAAAATCAAAAAATTAATGTCGATAAAAAAATTACAAAAGGTATTGTAATACAATTACTTCCTAAATTACCAAAATTAGAACGATATGAGAAAACAGAATGGTATAGCAAATATATTTATCCTCCTAAATTGAAGTTTGATAGTGATGAAGAATATATTCAATGGATTGATGATATAAAATCAAACTATATGAAATATTATCCTGATATCGCTAAAGATTACTATTTTGATAAACCTTTATATTGGCGTCTTATGTCATCTCATAATTTCTTGATTAAAAGAGATAAAACATGGTTTGCAACTGTATTACCAAAGTTAACAGCTTTATGGGATCGAGTGCTAATGTATAGAGAAAATGAAGAAGAACGAGATAAATTTATCAAGTCAAAAATTAAACCTAAAAAAGGAGTTGAAGATATGTTTTCAGATTAAAATAATGATTTTTTTATAAAGGGTTGTACAGTTCCAAATTTTAATACAATATGAACTTGCCATTTAGAGTATAATGGATGACGAATATAATATTTTGGTGATGAATATGAAGTAGTAGAATATTTATTTGTTATAACTGTATTATCAAGATTATAAATTGATAATATATTACCATCATCATCTATAAAACGTAACTTTAATTTAGAAATATTAGTAATATCATTATTTTTGAAAATAATAGTATTTTTTTTAATATTAAACCAAAGACTATCTGCTATGATTTTTTTAGGATATAATTGAACTACATTTGATAACTGAGATGATGTAGATAAACAAGAACAAGGTACATTATCTAATTGAAGAAAAATTACTTTATTGGTTATATAAGAAGAATTAATAGAATATTTAAAAACAGTTGTTGATATATTTTTAATAATTCTGAAAACAATGGTATTATCACTGTTTTGAGTAAAGTTAATATCCCAATTATTATCCTCTAATATATAATTACATACTTGAATATTACGTCCATCAATAGTTATATTAGTATCAATTTTAATAGTATTACGAGATGCATCTATTGCAGATATTAAAGATGTATATGTTGATGTTTCAAGTTGTTCATTTATTAATTCATACATATATGGAAGAATAATGTTATCAATATTAATGTATTTAACTGTTTTGATAGTTGGATCTATATTTATAATCATATCATAAGGGTTATTATATAATAATATATCTCTATCCAAACTATCAATAATAACATTTTTTTCATCGATTAAATAAGGTATATTTTTATCATACATATATGGTACTGAATAACCTAATTGGTTAGGATTATAGGAATATTCAGATACAACATGATTAATAGGTACTTTCATAAAAGAATGTATAGATGCTTTTTTAACATCTTGTGCTTTGTAGGTAGAACGACTCATAAGATTTAGATTAAATTTCTTACGATTTAGGAAGTTATTGTTTGACATACTATAAATAAGTTTAAAAATAAAATTCATAATAAAAGCTAAAATAATGGACAATTTGAGATCAATACTCTTATCAAAGACAAATGTTAGTCAGCTATATCAAACATTTATGGTCTCTAATAAATTGATGAATGCTGATATTTCTAAAAAAACACAAATAACTAATCAATTAGTTGGTAGTATGAACGCTTTATATGTTAAAATTGATAAAAGCAAGATTACTTCAAATAATTTACCTAGTCTTATATCTAAATTTAATGAATTAGTATTAAAGAAAATGAATGAAGTACAAAGACAACCACCAATAATGCAAAATAGATTACCCAACTCACAAGAGTTGCCTGAGAGAGGATTATATGATAAAATGGATTCAAATAAGGATAAAATATCACCACAGGAACGATTACAACAATTACAAGCATCAAGAGATCGTGATATTCCAGATATGCGCAAACAGAGACCTCCTACACCTGATTTTTCATTAGATGGATATGGTAAAAGTAAACCACCTCAACAACAACAGCAACAACCTCAACAACAACAACCTCAACAACAGCGACAAAGACAACAAGAACAGAGACAACAAGAACAATTAGTAGAAGAAGATTTTATGGCCTTTAATGGAATTGATCAAAATGATAATATTGATGTGTATGATACTGGAATTAGTATGGATAACTTTGAAGAAGATAATACTCCACTTGATCAAAGATTACGAATGTTAGAACAAGAAAGAAATAACATAGCTAAACCACCACCACCATCAAATGGTAATACAACAATGTCAACACCTATTAATAAACAACCACAAAGAGAACAAAGAGAACAAAGAGAACAAAAAGAAGTACAAAGACAGCCAATTAATAAACCAATTAATAAACCAAGTCAAGTTCAAGCAGTTCAACAGAAATATAGACAACCAATTCAAGATGAACCAAATGAAGATTTAGTACCATTATCGGAAGTTGAATCTATTCTTGCTGAACAAAAAGCTTACTATGAAGGAGAATTAGTTAAAATATCCAAAGTAACAAAACAAACACCTGAAGTTGGAAAATTACGTATGGAAAATGAAATGTTAAAAAAGGAATTAGAAAGAATAAGTGAAGAGGGAAACATAATAAGTGAAGAACAAGAACATAATCTTCAAGTAAAAAAACAGGAAGTAATAGCTGAATTAGAAAAACTACGTGAAAAACATGAAGAGATAGATAATATATTACATAAAAATATAGAGATAGAAAAGAGATTAGATAAAAAGCGAATTATATTACAAAATACGATGGATAAATATGATACAATTGATTATATAGAAGTATTAGATTCAAGTAATGAAAAATATGATGATATAACATCTCAATATACATATGAATTGAACAATATATATGAAGATGTAACAGGAATTGAAATAGAAGGTTTTACATTAACTACACCTTTTAATATAACCAATGAAAACAATACAATATCATGTAATGATAGTATTATAACTGTACCATATGGAAATTATACAATAACATCATTAATAAATTGTATTAATACAATCAATAAAATGTTCAAGTTAGAGATAGAAGAATCTACTGATTATATTAAACTAATAAGTGATCAAGCAGTTGATATATCAGGAACTATTTTAGGTGTATTAGGACTAGAATCAAATAATAATAAACAAACAGTTCATATAGGAAGTAAACAATATTATTTACCACGTGAACAACTAATTCAAGTATTTATTAATAGTATTCATGTATCTACATTACAATTAAACAATGGTAAGGTATATAATTATAACAATATGCCAACTTTGGATGACAATATAGTAATAACTTTTAAAACAGGAACTAATAAAGATATATTACATTATATAAATCATAGATTAGAATTGAAGATAAAGACAAGAAATGATTTAACTATTTAAATCGAAAGATAATTTTACGGAAATCATTAATAGTTTTATCGTCAATAGGTTTATCTATGATGGTATTAAAAGAGTCGCCTTTCAATAATCTAACAATAAAGTTAATCGAATAGACACCACATTCTGAATTACCACGTTGATGTTGTACCTTATTATATTGTACATCAATAACCTTTTCAACAACATTTTTAGAACTACCGAAGAATTCTAAAGAGCATAGTTCACTATCGGGTTCTTGTTTTTTGATATTATGATAATAACACCAAATAGCGATAGTTTTCATGAGACCAATAATTTGTTTTTTAGGTTTGTGAGAAGAATGGTCTTCTGCAGAATCAAAGAAATATACTTGGTTTTTTCCTAAATCTGCAAATAGACCCATCCAATGTGACCCAGATTGATCATGACGGTCCATATTAAAGACATAACCAATTCGTCGCTTACCATCTTTATACATATTAGATAATGTCTTGAAAAAATTATCAAAACTAATAGGTACCTTTATTTCTTTAAAATCAATTGGTAATGCACCAAAAAAGATAAAGTCCTTATATGCCTCCATATATTGAATCATTACTTGGTTTATATCTGAAGTACTTAACCATTGAAATTTATAAGAGGGACCTTGAGGGCGAAATGTATTATATAACATATCAAAATCATCTACATTTCTAACAAAAGATTCTTGAAGGAGACAAACTTGGTCATTACAAGCTTTATCAAGTTTACTAATAAGCTTACGTAATAAGTCTTTTTTATCATTAGTTACAATTATTTTATTAGCAGTTGTTTTATTGTAACTATTAGCAATAGACTGAAGTTGTTGAATAGAAAAACATGTTCTAGCATCGCTGTCAAAGCGTTTAGACGGAGCACATTTAAGGTCATCATCTTTATCAGTGAACTTATTCATTTATATAATGGGTAGATTATATTTGGATATATTTTGATATATTTTTATCTATACTATTAGATAATGAGCCGCAATCGTGATAACGTAACTCCATTTGATTTTGTAAATCAAACTAATGTACCTTATTCAACGAGTAATTATCCACAACATGCCTCTTTTAACTTTAATGAAAGAATAAATCAGATGGGAATTAATGATATGCAAATACCTGAATATGGTACATCACAAAGACATATTTTATCTAAAGAATATGAAAAACCTAATTTTATACATAATAATGTAACAGATAACACTACCATAGAAAATTTAATAGAATATACAGTGGTAGTAGATAGTGGTGATCGTAATTATTCCAAGTATCCAAATCCATTTAATTATCGTGTATATTTCAATCCACCATCTGGTACTACTGATGCTTATATTCATCGATCATTTGAAAATGTAAAATATATTAAAATGGAAACCGGTATTTTACCTAGAAAATATACTATATCAAGAACTTCTATAACACCTATTGCAGCTGGTAATATTACTATTCTATTAAATACTGGAACAATTAGAGCTTCAAATACTACTTTTAATTTAACATTAGATTTAAGTGGTAATTATACCATAATAGAAGACTATCTAGTAGGATTATTAAGAACAATTACTTTTGGTATTACAAAAACATACCCAGAAGTGATTGATACAACATATGAAGTACAATTTGATGCATCAAATGCAGTTGTTAGTGCATATAAATATACTCTAAATACAGAAACATTAGAGAGTGATAAATTTTTATTATTAAAAATAGATGAATATCAAGATGTGAATGAGATGGCAACTAATCAAGAGGTATCAAAATCATTTAGTATATTATTTCCAGATTTTGTAAATGGTGATTTTCTGTATACAGACACACATTATGTGGATAAAGTATTTAGATTTTCTAGTTTAGGTAATGTGAAAAATTTTACAATATCAATACAAGATTCAAAAGGAAATCAGTTAGTTCCATGCCCATCAGACTTTATTGACAGTCATGTTCCAGTTAACTCGAGTATTAAAGATACTAGAGATATAAATGGAAATTTAGTAAGAGATTATAGAGCAAAAACTAATTATATTAGACATCCTTTATATGAGAAATTACAGAACATATTAATGTTCAAAATAGGTGTAGTTGAAAATGATATTGATAGGGCTATATTTAATTAAAAGTACTTTTTTAAGCTGTAATATTTATCTATTATTTATTAAATGTCAGAAACATTAATAAATAATCCATTATACAAATATTTTTTATCGGTACAATTTGGAGGGAAGGAAATACAAAAGTGGAAAACATTACAACATAATGGAGTTCTATTTCCACCAGAATATGTTCCTCATAATATACCTATTTTAGTAAAAGGGAATCCTATAAAATTACCACTTTTAGCAGAAGAATATGCTACTTTATATGCTAAATATATAGATAGTGAATATATAAGACATGCTTCTTTTCGACGTAATTTTTGGCGAGACTGGAAATTAACTATTAGAGGTCTGAATATATTTTCTCTTGATGATTGTGACTTTACTTTAATCCGAAAACATATCGATAAACAACGTGAAATTTTAGCAAATTTATCAAAAGAAGATAAATTAAAAATTAAAGAAATTAAGGATAAACAAGCAGAACCATACAAAATAGCTATAGTAGATGGTCAACCACAACCAGTAGGTAATTTTAGAATGGAACCTAGTGGTATTTTCTTAGGTCGTGGAAATCATCCTAAATTAGGAAGTATTAAGAAACGAATATATCCAGAAGATGTAACATTAAATTTAGGAAAGGAAGCACCAATTCCAAGTACAATACCAGGTCATAAATGGGGAAATATAATTCATGATAAAATAGTTGAATGGTTAGCATCTTGGAAGGATCCAATTAGTAATAAAGTTAAGTATGTTTGGTTAGCATCACATTCAGATCTACGTATGCAAAGTGATAAAGATAAATTTGAATTAGCTCGTAAACTAAATAAGATAATTAATGAAATTCGTCAAAAGAATCAAGAGAATATGACATCAACTGATCCAACTACAAGACAACTTGCTACAGCATTATATTTTATAGATATATTAGCACTTAGAGTAGGAAATGAAAAGGGTGAAGATCAAGCGGATACAGTAGGTGTAACATCTTTACGTGTTGAACATATCCATTTATTAGATGACAATACATTCAGAATTAAATTAGATTTCTTAGGTAAAGACTCTATTAGATATCTTAATGAATTAAATGTAGATGAACAAGTATATAAAAATTTAAAAGAATTTATAACAAATAAAACCAAAGATGATGAATTATTTGAACTTGTTAATTCAATGGCAATTAATAAGTATCTTCAAACATTCTTTCCAGAATTAACTGCCAAGGTATTCCGTACATATAATGCATCTTATATGTTTCAAGAAGAGATAACAAATATTAATAAAAAATATAAGAGTTATGACAAAGCAGATAGAATGCAAGTTTTAATGGATTTGTATAATAAAGCGAATATAAGAGTTGCATTGTTATGTAATCATCAGAAAAATGTACTGAAAGGATTCAAAGATCAATTACAAAAGATAGATTCTAAAATACTTGAATTAAAACAAAAAAAATTAACAGCAAAAAATCCGAAGAAGATCCAAGAAATAATAAAAAAATTAAGATATAAAAAGGAGGTTAAACATCAGTTAAAAAATATATCATTAGTAACATCAAAAACAAATTATATAGATCCTAGGATAACAGTATCATTTATGAAGTTTCATGATATCCCAATAGAGAAAATGTTTAGTAAGACATTAATGGAGAAGTTTAAATGGGCATTTGATGTACCAGCTAATTGGGTATTTTAAATATTGAAAAAATATATGTCTTGTACGTCTTATCATAAATATATATGATAAGATGGCGAATAAACGCGAATTGCAGTCTATTAAGACAAAGTCCCAAAGCCAACATGTTAAGGTTAACAAAGAGGCTTTATTGAAACTACTTGAAATCAGATTAGGTAAGGATGCCATAAGTGAGCCTGATAATGAGCCTAATAATAAAGGAAATTATATGATAAAGAAAAATGCACTTGTTTCGTTGTTCAAGAAAGATAATGAATATATTGATAGTTTTATTAAACAAGAAGCAAATAAGTGGCAGACATGGGTATCTATTGATACCTTTATTAATTTTATCAAAAATGAGGCAACAGCGACAAATCTAGGTAAATATACTCAAGGATTTTATCATGTCTATATGGATTACATTCATGCAATGTTTGATATCAAAAGTACTCATATTGATGAAGTCAAACAAGACGAACTTGGACTTCCAGATTATTCTCGTATTAAGAAAAATAATTTTGAGCTCTATAAGCTAATTTACCCAGCACGTATGGAATTTATGTTTGCATGGTGGATTATGAATATTACACGTAAATATGTATCAAAGTATAAGTATAACGTAAATATATCCTTTCAGGAACGTATTGGTGGAAAAGTTTATGATATTGTAATTGAACCTTTTGATATTGTTATTGAGTATCAGGAAGCAAAGAGTAATCATACTGATTCTGTAAATGATATTGATAAGAAAGCAATTATAAGAGCTGAAGCTAAAATTATTGAGTATTTTCAAGAGGCACTTTATAATAAGGATACCTATGAATATCTAGAGTACTTTTGGACAGAAAAATTACAACGTCGTATTAATCAATTTCTTATTAAAGATCATGATAATAACAACTTTATAAATGATTACATGTTTAGTAAGTTTATAGATATCATTCAAAAACAAAAAGTAGTCTTACAAAAGAAAGTTTTAAAAAGTGATAATACCGATAATATTAATATTCGTATTCAAGAAATGGAGTCCTTGTTAATAGGTGATAATGAAATTATTAAAAAAGTATTTGAATGGAAAGATAAAGAACGAAAGGCTGAACAAAATACAAATGAGGATATATATATTATATCTTCAGATGATATTGCATTATTACTCAATATAAGTACAAGTAAGGGTAAGCAAATTATCATTACTAAAATGAATGAACTTGTTATTGCACATAAAAAAAGAGAAAAGTATTATACTGATTGGAACGGATTAATTACATTTTTAATCATGGTAAAATCAGATGAATTAAAAATAGATCCAGTTGTTAAGCGAACTGTAACAGATTATCTTCTTATCACCCAAAAAAATTATGATAAATATGTAACAGATGAATTAAACCAATATTATCAGGATATACTACGCAATATTATGGATGATTTTAAACGTCGTGAAGATTGTACTGTAGAAAAAATGCGTTCAAAATATGAGCGAGATATTACAATGTTATCAGAAAGAAATGCAGAGCAATATATACAACTTAAAGATTGTAAGAAAGTATTACGAATGGTTCAAAACCGAGAGTTTAAAATGCTTCCTGAATTAACAAAAATTATTGATAATACAAAAAATATTAAAATACCCAATATAAAGCGAGCTACCGATAAAATTACAAAATGTAGCAAGGAAATTATGGATATGTCAGAAAGGATTGAACATTATAAGGAAGTTTCATCATATGATTTAAATGATGAAATGATTATAGATAAACCTATTATTAATAATATTCCAGATATCATTTATACAGGAGTTGTAAAAGATAAGGTTAGTATTGGTAAACTAAAGTCATTTTTTGATAGGTACAAAATTCCAATGTATGTTATTAAAACTATAACTGATGAATTATGTCCTTGTGCAAAAAATCCAAGTGCTATCTATAGAATTAAAATAACCGAGTTTGATGAAGATGATGAAGATAAAGATTATGAAACCGAAGATGATGATGATGATGATGATAAATCAAAAGATAGTGATACAGAATCTGATGAAGATGATGAAGATGATGAAGATGATGAAAGGGAAAATATTGGTATTTAATCAGCTTCAAAATCTATACCTTTTTTTTTAAGTATTTTAAGAACATTTTTATACTTATTACCATTAAGAGTTTCTATATATATAACATTATCAGCACATAATCTCATAAATTTTTCGACATCTTTTATATGAAAGCGTCTATTTTCAAAGTCATCAGGATAGTAATTTACACGAATACCAACAGTATCTTTAAAACTTAATTTTCCACTTTCTAGTATCTTATATATTTCTATTTTTATGCTAAAAATAAATTCACCTGTTTTTAATCCATTTAAATTTGTATAAAGAGATATATCTGCAATACGTTTTCCTGCATAATATTGTTTTTTTTCTACTGTCATTTTCATTAAATCTCTAGGAGTATCATAACCTTTCATTGGTTTAAAATCTGTACGATCTACCATTACATAAAATGATTCTAACTCTTTTTCTTCTAGTGTCTTTTTTAGTTTCTTCAGATACTTTTTAATATCAAACTCACTCATAAATATAATATAAAATAATATTATATTTATATCTAATCACTAATATCTTAATCAAAAATATAAATGCTATAGAATAAAATAAAAGATATTAATTCTGTTCAAAATTAATACCTTCTTTCTTTAAAATTTTAATAATTTTTTTATACCATTGACCATTTAATGTTTCAATATAAAGTTTTCCTTCAGCACATAAACGCATAAATTTTTCAACATCCCTAAGATGGAATGGTTTTTTTTCAAAGTCATCAGGCTCATAATTTATCATTACACCTACAGTATCATTTATAGATTGACTTAATTTTCCATTTTCCTTAACTTTATAAATAACAATCTTGGTACTAAACACAAAGTCTTTAATATTATATTTTTCAGGTGCCTTGTAATATTTTAATCCCTTTATATTAGGATATAATGAGATATGAGCAACACGTTTACCAGCATAATAAGATGCCCTCTCTTTGAACATTTCCTGTGTTTCCTTCCATTCTCCTTTGATAGGTTTAAAATCAGTTTGATCAGCCATAACAAAGAAACTAAAAAATTCTTTCTCCTCTAGTGTCTTTTTTAGTTTCTTCAGATACTTTTTAATATCGAATTCACTCATATTTGATATATATAGCTAATTAATCATCTATAAATTCAATACCTTTATTTTTTCAATATATTATTAATTATTAATATATTAAATAAGAATCAAACTCGTGATAAAGTAGGTATAGGTATTTGTTCATCAACTACATAATTACCCATATATTTTTCATTAGTATTTATTTTACCTAATGGATAATCTAATTCAAGATCATAAA